GAAAGGAGCACTTAAAGGAGGCGGAAGAGGCTGATGAGCCAAAGCCGCAGATTAGTAATTATTTGGGAGAGTGTATTCTAAAGATTGCTAATCACCTGTCGTATAGACCAAACTTTATTAACTATACCTATAAGGAAGAAATGATTTCTGATGGTATAGAAAATTGTTTACAGTATATAGATAATTTTGATCCCGAGAAATCAAAGAACCCTTTTGCATATTTTACTCAGATCATTTATTATGCATTTGTTAGGCGCATAGCAAAAGAAAAGAAGCAACAGAAAATTAAGGATAAAATATTAAAGAGGTCTAATATATCTGATTTAATTACCGTACAAGAACATGATGATGCGGCTGATTATCAAACTCAATATATAGAGATTTTGGATAAGTATTCATTTGCTGATGATGAAGAGGATGATAAGAAGAAATGACTGCTACAGTAAATGAGTGGTTTGTTTTTGAGGGTGGTACTATAGATAAAAAGGCCTGCAATAAAATAAAGAAATGGGCCAGTAAGAAATGGCAAGTATCAGCTGTAGATACAGCAAAAGGTACTACTGATGAAGAAAGAAAGACAGGCCGTAAGGGTGATTATAAATCAGATCCTAAAACCAGAATAAGTGATGTTGCATGGTGTAATGAACAATGGTTATATGATATCATTTGGCCTTATATGTTACGAGCTAATGATGAAGCTGGCTGGAGATATCAAATCAAAGCAGCAGAGTCTGCTCAGATAACACGTTACAAGAAAGGTGGATTTTATAGTTTTCATACAGATGGTCCTGGGGATCATTTGTCGGTATATCACAATCCCAATAATGCTTTTATGCACGGGCACGTTAGAAAGTTGAGTATGTCTGTAATGTTGAATGATAATTTTGATGGTGGTGCGTTTGAGTTTGCTTCTTATGGTAAAGAGAAATGTACTATTACACCTATTGAAGCAACCGCTGGCTCTGTTATTATTTTTCCGTCGGTGATGGAACATAGAGTTGCACCAGTAACAAAGGGCATACGATATTCATTAGTGACTTGGTTTGTCGGCCCACCGTTTGTATGAAAATAGCATTAATAACAGATACACATTTTGGAGGTAAGAATGACAATTTGGCGTTCGCCGAATTCCAGCGGCGATTCTACGAAGGAACTTTTTTCCCAATACTTGATCGGGAAAACATTACAACGGTACTTCATTTGGGGGATACTTTTGATCGCCGGAAGTACACTAATTATAACACTCTTAAATTAGCCAAGGAGATGTTCTTTACTCCTATCTATGAAAGGGGTATTGAATTACATACTCTATTAGGTAATCACGACTGTTACTTTAAATCTACCAATGATGTAAACTCTATGTCATTAACTTGTGGTGAGTATCCTATACATCTGTATAAAGATACACCAGAGGTGATAAACTTTGATGGCTTAGATATTCTGATGACTCCATGGATTGCACCAGACAAACACGCTGAGTCGTTAAGAATTATATCTAGAGCCAAAGCTGATTTTCTCATGGGTCATCTACCATTACAAGGTGCAGAGATGTTAGATAATGTTTACTGTGATGATGGTATAGAACGCAAACACTTCAAACGATTTGAGCGTGTGTTTTCTGGACACTTTCATAAGCAACAAGACGATGGACATATTCGTTATCTTGGTGCTCCATATGAGATTACATGGAACGATTACAACAGTAAGAAGGGCTTTCATATTCTCGATACAGAAACAAGAGAGCTAGAGTTTTTTCAGAACCCTCATCGTTTATTCAAAAAGATATTCTATGATGATGGACATACTTGTGATGAGATGCTCAATATGGATCTTTCTGAATACGAGGGGTGCTATATAAAAGTATTCGTTATACAGAAAAGAGATTTTTATGCTTTTGATAGATTCGTTGATAGGTGTTATAATGAAGGAAATTTTTATGAGTTAAGAATTATTGAAGATTTTTCAGACCTTGATCCTGATTCTATTACTGATGAGGTGGTAGAAATAGGTGAAGATACAATGACATTATTAGACCGATATGTGGAAGAGATATCTAGTGAGGCATTAAATAAAAATAAATTAAAACGATTGTTGAAGAATTTATATGTAGAGGCTTGTGAAGTTGAGTAATTTTATATACGAAGATTATATAGTAGATGTAAATATTTGTGATGAATTGATAAAATGGTTTCATTCTAATAAAAAATTTCATGCTACTGGAGTAGTTGGGGGTAAAGAGCAGACTATAGATCCTACGAGGAAAAAGAGTATAGATTTGCCTTTTGATTTAGTTAATATTATGAAAAAGGTAAAGGTGGTTGCTTCCTATAGCTATCAACTGCACTCTATTTTAGAAAGATATTTGAAAGTATATTCATTAGCTAACCAAGTAGAACCATTTGGGATTACTGAACCAGTTAATATTCAATATTATAAACCTTACGAAGGTTATAGAGCTGTGCATTGCGAACGAAGTGGTTTTAAATCTACTATTGGTAGACATTTAGCATTTCAAACTTATTTGAATACTGTACAAGATGGTGGGGAAACAGAATTTATTTATCAACAATATAAGTGCAAAGCTGTTAAAGGTAAAACACTTATATGGCCTGCGGATTGGACTCATTCTCATCGTGGGATTATTTCACCAACAGAAGATAAGTATATAATTACAGGATGGTATACCTTTGATTAAATTTAATGCAGTAACGTGGAAGAATTTGTATGTAGAGGCTAGTGAAGTAGAATGATGCCAGAATATAAAAAACATCCGTGGGGACCTCATACCATTCAGTCAACCATAGACCAAGAGTTTATAGATTTACTGAAGGAAAAAGGTGACGAGAGTAGGGCGAAAAATTTAGATAATAGAAAGACTTTAGCAGGTCAGATGGATTATGAGTATTACTATAAAGATTTTAAGGAATGGTTTTGTCCTTTATTTGATCCTTATATGAGTGCTTATCAAGTGAGTGCAATGGATAAAGGTTTGAACCTATTTAAGAAACCAGTAATAGGTTACGAGATGATTAGTTTATGGATTAATTATCAACAGGCTAATGAATATAATCCTCCACACAATCATGGAGGTGATATTTCTTTTGTTACTTGGCTTCAAGTTCCTGAGGAGATAGTGAAAGAGAATAAAGAAACAAAGCATGAACATAATAATCCTGGTCCAGGTATGATATGTTTTGATTTGGGTCCAGAGATGCCTATGAGTGTTACACGGGTGGGATATATGCCTCAGGTTGGAGATTTAATAATTTTTCCTGCATGGCTACCGCACCATGTTATGGGGTTTAAATCCGATGTAGAAAGAATTTCTGTTTCTGGAAATTTAAATTTCAAAGAAGTAGATTTATCTAAACTACCAAAAATTATATGATAAAATTTAATGCAGTAACGTGGAAGAATTTCCTTTCTACAGGCAACACCCCAATAGAGATAGCTTTAAATAATTCACCGTCTACCCTTATCATAGGTGATAATGGTAGTGGTAAGTCTACTGTGCTTGATGCATTGACGTTTGGTTTGTTTGGTAAGCCGTTTAGGCGTATCAAGAAAGATCAGTTGGTGAATAGTGTTAATGGTAGGGACTGCACAGTAGAAATTTATTTTGATATAGGTAAACGAAAGTATCTAGTTATTAGAGGTATTAAGCCTACTCGGTTTGAAATCTATATGGATGGTAAGTTGGTGAATCAAGATGCATCATCTAGAGATTATCAGAAACTATTAGAGAACAATATACTCAAGCTGAACCACCGGTCATTTACACAGGTTGTTATACTTGGGTCATCGTCATTCATTCCGTTTATGCAGTTGACAGCAGCTGCTCGCCGTGAGGTGGTAGAAGAAATCTTAGACATCAAAGTTTTTTCGTTGATGAATTATATATTGAAGCAGAGAATAAAAGATAACAAAGAAAGCTCACGGGATATCAAATATGAAAATGATATGTTGGAGCATAAGGTAACACTACAAGAGAATAAGATATTAGAAGCAAAAGAGAAAAGTAAAACATCACTTAAAGTATTAGAAAAGAAGATGAAGAAGAATGCTGATGATATGAAGAAGTTAGAAGGTGAAGTAGAAACACTAAAGGGTTTGGTGACAGAGTGGGAGAAAGATATTTTACCCAAACACGAAAAGGTAGATGAAGATAGAACTGAGTTGAATAGAATCAAATATAGAATGGATCATAAAACATCTAAGGCTAAACAAGAGATTACTTTTTTTGAGGAGAATGATAACTGTCCAACGTGTGAGCAACATATAGATGGGGAGTTTAAGAGTAAGGCTATAGAAGAGCGTACAAATAAAATGATTACGAGTGCTTGTGCTATGGTAAGTTTAGATGCACAGTTGACAGAAATGGATGCTCGTATAGATTTATATGAAAAGATAGAGAAAGATAAACGAGAGCATGAAGTAAATATAGCCAAGAAAAATACCTCAGTGGAATCTATTTTAAATTTTAATACCGACGTACAAGGGCAGATAAATGATATACAGACGGCGGGTACTTTACTTCAGGAAGACAAGACACGGTTACAGGAGTATCGTGAAGATTCAAAACGGATTAAGAAGGAGAAAGAAAAGCTCCAAGATAGAGCTAACTACCTCAACATTGCGAAGCAGTTGCTTCAGGACTCTGGTATTAAAACCAAGATCATTAAGAAGTATCTACCTATTATGAATAAGTTGGTAAACAGTTATTTGAATCAGTTAGAATTTCAAGTCAAGTTTGAACTAGACGAACAGTTTAATGAAAAGATAAAGTCACGTTATAGAGATGAGTTTGCCTATGCAAACTTTAGTGAAGGAGAGAAGATGCGAATAGATTTGGCTCTGTTGTTTACATGGAGACAGATAGCTAAGATGAAGAATAGTACTAATACAAATCTATTGATACTAGATGAGATATTTGATTCGTCATTAGATATGAATGGAACAGATGAGTTCTTAAAGATATTAAATACTTTAAGCAACGAGAACATATTTTTAATCAGCCACAAGTCAGACCTGAACGTAGATAAGTTTGATAGTCTGATTAGATTTGAAAAGGTACAGAATTTTACGAAGGTAACAACATGAGATTAGTAGAAGAAACAAATCCAATTTTAATGCAGAAATGTGATCCTTTTGATTTTGAAAATCCTCTTATGGATCCTTATGAGCTATCAGATGGGTTGCACAAGGTAAGAAAAGAAGGTGCAGGCATTGGTTTAGCAGCACCGCAAGTAGGAATAAATACTCAAGTATTAGTTATTGGAATGGGAGATTTCAAAACAGAGGGGGTTGATGATTATAACCAAGTATTTTTTAACCCCACTATTCTATCGTATGAAGAAGGTAATATCTATATGCTGGAAGGGTGTTTGAGTTATCCAGGTTTGGTTGTTAAAGTTAAACGACCAGAGAACATGACAATGGAGTGGTATACTGAAGAAGGGTCTAGATGTGAAGAACGATTTACAGGTATGACATCAAGAATATTGCAGCATGAGGTGGATCATCTTAATGGAATCACCTTTTTGAAGCGTGCCGTTAGTTATCACCTGCAAAAAGCACGAAAGGATAGAAAGATACAGGGAAGACGCAGGAAAAAGACACAAGAATGACATATATTCCCTTGACTTTCTATGAAATATGATGTATAATTATAGAGATATGATTACACAATATTTAGCAAATAAGTTGGTAGCGCCCGGTTCTCCGGTCTTTCACAAGATGAGCGACATGGAGCTTTTGTCTATTGTCGGGTGGGCTCAGAGATGGCCTGTTGGAAAAGTATATGATACCGCTTTTGAACAGGTGTTTCCTGAGAAACAATTGAAAGATGCTAAGCCAGATTTTGATGAATGGTTTATAGCATCAGAGAATCCAAAACTTCCCATGATAGTTCGGGAAGAGTTGATAAGGGCTTTTCGTATCCATATGGCTTCCGGGCGTATGGATGTGTTAAGACTAGGCGCAGTAGCAGAAAAATATGCCAAACGAATGATGTACGTTGGTTTATTCTTTTTGTTTTTGATTCTAGTATTTTAGTTGTATAAATAGTTATGAAGGATGCCTAACGGGTCTTTCGTTTAACCTTGCTTGATTTTTAAGGAGGATACTGAAATGGTAACTACACAAGCACTCACAAGTATATTCGATCACTTTGATCGAAATCTTTTAACCCCCTACGCTGTTGGCTTTGACCGAGTTTTTGATCGGTTGAATACCTATGTGGTCAATCAAAATCACATGACATCAGGAGGGTTCCCACCTTACAACATTCGGACAGAAGGCGACTATAACTATGTTATAGAGATGGCTCTGGCTGGTTTATCTAAGGATGATCTGGAAGTTCAAGTTGCGGATGGTACTTTAACTGTTCGTAGTTTGAAAAAGGAAGAGAGCGACCAAGACGCTGGTTATAAGCGTATGGCCGGGGAAGAGTTTTTACATCAAGGTATTTCCTATCGTCAGTTCAGCCGCAGTTGGACTTTGGCTGATGATGTTATAGTGAAAGATGCCAAGATGGAAAATGGTATGTTGTTGATTCACCTTGAGCACGTTGTGCCTGAGGAAAAGAAGCCACGTACAGTCAAGATTAAGTAATTAATCATCTCTGAGGGGCGGAGAAATCCGCCCCATTTTCTATTGACAAATGATTCAGAGTATGAGATAATATATTATGGCAAAAATAAATTATGCATTTAGTGAAGATAAAGTCATAAGTGATCTCAAGAAGTATGTAGACGGTACTTACGAGCAGCATTACGCTAAACGTAAGTATCAGTCCACACAGTTCATAGAAGATTGTGGACACGGTGAAGGTTTTTGTTTAGGGAATATTTTAAAGTATGCCCAAAGATATGGTCGTAAGAACGGAAAGAGTAGAGCCGATCTTATGAAGATTTTACATTATGGTATTATCATGTTACATATACATGATACGGAGAGTGAAGATGAAGTTAAGTGATGCAACATTAGATGTATTGAAGAATTTTTCTACGGTGAACCAGAATATTCTGGTGAAGGAAGGTAGTAAACTTCGGACGATGTCCACCATGAAGAATATTCTTGGTGAGGCTAATATAGGTGAGGAGTTCCCCAAAGAATTCGGCATCTATGATTTAAATGAATTCCTTGGTGTGTTCAGTTTAACTAAAGATGCAGAATTGGAATTTGAGAATGATAGTTTTCTCGTTGTAAAGAGTGGGAGAACCAAGATCAAATATTTCTTTTCTGATCCGTCTATTCTGACAACTCCACCGGAAACATTTAATGCACCAGATTGTGATGTAACATTTCCGGTGTCAGGTGATATTTTAAGCAGTGTGTTGAAAGCGTCAGCTGTAATGCAACTTCCTGATGTAGTTTTTAGTGGAGTTCCGGGTGCAGTAGTAAAGATAACTACTACAGATTTAAAGAATACTACATCTAATGAATTTACTCAAGAGTTGAGTGAAAATACAACACAAGAGTTTAAGTTTCATTATAAGGTAGATAATCTTAAAGTGATTCCTGGCGACTATGATGTTTCTGTTTCTACAGAAGCTCTAGTATCAAACTGGAAAAATTCTCATAAAGATATAACTTATTGGATTGCATTAGAGCAACCCAGTGACTAGTATTGAAGTTTTACATCACTACACTTGTGAAGTTTGCAAGGGGTGGTGGTCGATAGGTCTGGAGCACGTTATGAAAGCCCAGAAATTGTATTGTCCTTGGTGTGGCCATCATGGCTACTTTGAGCAGGATGATATTAAAGAAGCAGAAGGTAGATCGAGAGAGCATTAATATGGCGAGGGAAACATTTCTGTGGGTGGAGAAATATCGACCCAAGAAAATAACTGATTGTATTCTTCCTGAATCAATCAAAAATACATTTTTAGAATTCGTTAAACAGAAGGAGATTCCAAATCTTCTTTTGGCGGGCGGATCAGGTGTGGGGAAAACCACAGTAGCAAGAGCTCTGTGTGAGGAACTACATGGAGATTATATTCTGATTAATGGTAGTGAAGAATCAGGTATAGATGTATTAAGAAATAAGATTAAAACATTTGCATCAACTGTATCGTTGCAGGGTGGATATAAGGTGGTCATTCTAGATGAGGCTGACTATTTGAATCCCCAGTCAACACAACCGGCATTGCGTGGGTTCATAGAAGAATTCCATAAGAACTGCCGGTTTATTTTTACGTGTAACTTTAAGAATAGAATCATAGAGCCATTACATTCTCGGTGTTCAGTCATTGAGTTTAAGATTAATGGTAATAAGAATCAACTAGCACATGAATTTATGGGTAGAGTTGAGAGTATACTTAAAGAAGAAAAGATTGGCTTTGATGACAAAGTTATTGCAGAACTTATTATGAAACATTTTCCTGATTGGAGGAGAGTGTTGAATGAGTTGCAGAGATATAGTGTCAGTGGTACAATTGATACTGGAATTCTTGTAAATATAGCTGAAGTTAGTTTAAAAGAATTAATGACCCATTTAAAAGGAAAAGATTTTAAGAATGTTCGTAAGTGGGTGGTGGACAATATAGACAATGATCCGGTGAAGGTGTTTCGTAAAGTTTATGATACGATGTATGACTATATGAAACCCGGTTCTATTCCTAATGCAGTTTTAGTATTGGGAGAGTATCAGTATAAGTCAGCGTTTGTAGCAGACCAAGAGATTAATTTATTGGCTTGTTTGACGGAGATAATGTCACAGTGTCAATTCAAGTAAGCGATGAAGCGATCAATGAAGTCTATGATAAATTTAAGGCTCAAGGGTTTCCTCATTATCCTACAGACTATAACTGGCGCAGGCTTCAGTTTGAAAAACTAATTAAGTTTGATCGGTCGAAGATGTTACGACCACAAAAGAAAACTTTAGGGCTATCTACACATGGGTTAGCATTAGCTTGGAGTTATATGCCACACCACTGGAAGATTAAGTGTGGGTATATGAAAACGCCAATATCAGTTTGGGAAGATGAAAAATCTTTAAAACATGGTATTAGTAAGATAGTAGATGGTACTTTTTGGTCACAAAAAGAATACCACAAAATAACTGCATCAGACATACGCTCTATACTTAGACGTTATGCAGGTACACAGGCAGTTTCCAATTTCAGACCTACATCGGCAGCTGTAATTTACGATAGGTTTTTAGAGAAGGCATCACCATTGTTCGGGGGCAAAGCCGGCACGACTTGGGATATGAGTTGTGGGTATGGTGGGCGCTTGCTGGGTGCGATTGCTGCAGATGTAAACTATATCGGCACAGACCCATGCACAGAAACCTATGAAGGTCTAGAACAGATTAAAGAAGATTGGGGTAATAAAAATAGAACTATAGAATTACATAAGGTAGGGAGTGAAGATTTTTGGCCTCCTTATTGTGAAGTTGATTTATGTTTTACATCCCCACCGTATTTTGATTGGGAAAAATATTCAGAGGAAGAAACACAATCGTTTAAAAAATATCCAACAAGAGATGAATGGCTTAATGGATTTTTATTAGAGACTATAGATAAATGTCACTATGGCTTGAAGCCTGGTGGCCATCTCCTATTGAATGTGGCAAACACAGCACGTATTAAAAATTTTGAAGATGAAACTTTACGGCTAGCTAAGATGATTCACTTTAAACATATTGATACATGGTATTTACAGTTGGCTTCTCAAGAGGGTGAGCATAAACGAGAGCCAATTTTTATATTTCAGAAATGAGAATAAAACTTACAGGTGAATTTGCCACCTTAACAGGCAAAAGAGAAGTTGAGTTATATGGACCAACTAATATCAAGCAGTTGCTTAGTGCTTTAGATAATAGTTTTCCTAATCATGGTTGGGATAATTGTAATGTGGCTATTAATGGTACGATGTATGCAGATGCCTGGTTTCAACCAATAACAGAAAGTGATGAGATAGTTATTATGCCTCCTATAGAGGGCGGTTAATGAATACTTACGAGATTACACCTGTTGAAAAACACAATGGGATTTATTATAAGCGTGATGATCTTTATGCACCTTATGGTGATGTCAATGGTGGTAAAGTTAGACAGACGATAGAGATTATAAAGAACTGTTCTGTAGAACCAGGTATTATAGCTTCTACATCGGTACATTCACCATCATCTACAATTTTTAGTAGGGTGGCACAAGAATATAATGTCCCTTGTATCATTGCAGTAGGCGGAACGAAGCCAGAGAATTTAGATAAACTACCAATGATGCGAGTGTGTAAGCATTTCGGTGCAGAGATTAGAATTGTAGCTGGTCATGGAATGAAAACAGCTATCTCTGCTAGAATTAGAGAGATACAACAGAAGAACGGTTACTATAATCCAGACTTCAGTAAACATATACACACCCATCAAGAGTTGATGTTTGTTAATGCTCAACAGGTGGCTAATATACCAGATGAATTAGATGTATTGATAGCGCCGGTGGGTAGTGGGATACAGTTTGCAAATATTCTCAAGGGTATACACAAATATAATAAATCTGTTAAACGAATTATAGGTGTGCAAGTAGGCCCTGATAGACGTAAATTAATAGACAGCTATCTATATAAAGAGCTAGTGTGGGAAGAGAAAATAACTTATGAGTATGAGTTAATGCAATACGAATTACAATTTCCACACTCCTATTCTAAATCAGAAATACAGCGGGTGGGTGATTTTGAATTAGATGATCTTTATGAAGCCAAGGCTCATAAATGGATGTTAAATAATATAGTATCGGATAAGGTATTATTTTGGTGTGTAGGGAGGAGATTTTTCGATGGAATGGAATCAATTTTTGCGGTGTGATGCATCAGATTTGATGCAAGAAGTGGAAGATAAGTCGGTAGATTTAATCTTTAGTAGTCTACCAGATATTTCCCAAACACATTACAACACTGATACGGTGAGTTATAAGGAGTTTCAGGCTAATGTGATGAAACAGTTTGCACGTATGGTGAAAGATGATGGGTTTGTGGTGGTGTCACAGACAGACCGGAAGATCAATGGAGAAATTTTAGCTAATCATATCACATATAGTAATGCACTATCCGATTGTGGTATGAAGATGAAAGATTATAAGATAGTGGTAAGAAATGAACCGGTAGATAAACGAGATATGTATTATTTCAATTACCAACAGTGTGTGATATTCACTAGAAAGGGCACGATCAAACGCTCTGGAGATTTCTTGAAAAATATTTTGATATATAATACAGAGAGAATTGGCAATATAAAAGGAGCATTGAATTCTTTTATGTGGCCCGAGCCGTTTTGCCGTATGATAATAGATAAGTTGACAGCAGAAGGGGAGAAAGTTTTAGATCCCTTTGCGGCTTCTGGTATCTCATTACAGGTAGCAAAAGAAATGAACAGACAATATTTAGGTTGTGAAATAAGTAAAGAAGTATATGATAATTCTATAATGAAAACTTCTATTATATGAGTAATGTACATCGTTTACAACCATTAGTGGGAACAGTAATGTTGTTAGATGATGCATTAATTCTACCTAAAGATATAATGGAAGAGTTAGATTGGGAAGAGAGTGTTTTACTAGAGTTAGAGTTTGTTAATGAAAGATGGATTTTAAAACAAAGTAAGGTGGCTGCTGCTAAATACATGGGTGGGAAAACTAATGTGGAAGAATCGTGAAGATTATGAACCAGATATAACAGTAGTTACAGCTTTATTCAATGGGTTTAATACCCTGGTTCCGCAGACTAAACAATATGTAGGAATTTATACTACGGAGTGGGTAGAGAAACTTTATAGAGGTATTGCACGAAACTATCATGGACCTTTTGGGTTTATATGTTTAGGTGACCAAAATTATAAATTTGAAGAAAGTAATATTCAACTAGTAAGATTTGAACGCTCAGTAGACCAGTATGGGTGGATGAGTTTGATGGAGTGGTATCGTCCTGATCTGTGTGCTGGTAATAGAGTTACATTAGGACTTGATACTATTATTACTGGTCGTTTAGATAGAATTTTTGGTTATAAACCAGAGAAGTTGGCAGCTTGTAAAGATCCTTATGAAGATTTTAAAATTTGTAATGCAGTAACTATGGCTACTCCAAAATTTTGTGCAGAAATTTGGCCTTGGTGGGTAGCGAATGAAAATAAATTAATGCGAGAGTGCTTATACAAAGGACATCCTTCAGAAATGGTATTGTTACGAAATTATTATGGTAATAGTCCATGTTTAGATAGTATGTTTCCAGAAATAGCTAGTTATAAGATGCACATACAAACAAAGTTTGTATCATTAAGGGAATCTAGTATAGTATATTTTCATGGTAAGCCCAAACCACATGAACTGCCTGGAGAACCATGGGTAGGAGTACATTGGGTATGAATGATATACATCCAACAGCAGTGATAGAAGATTGTGTAGAGATGGGTGAAGATAATTATATAGGCCCGTTTTGTTTTCTCACAGGACATTTAATTATAGGTAATAATAACAGATTTGAATCCCATTGCACAGTGGGAACTAGACCTGAACACACAAGCCATTGGCATAAAGATGGTAGAGTTATTATAGGTGACGATGGTACATTTAGAGATCATGTTAGTATTCATGCAGCAACCACCGATGGGTTGACGAGAATAGGTAACTGTGTTATAATATTAAACAAGGCTTACATTGCCCATGATTGTGTGTTAGAAGATGGTTCAACTTTAAGTTGTGGGGTAAAGATTGGTGGTAATGTTCATGTGATGAGAGATAGTAATTTGGGTATGGGAGCTTCAGTACATCAGTATCAAGTGATAGGTTCTTGGTCAATGATTGGTATGGGCAGTATTATTCCTAAGAAAGCTAGAATTTATCCAGGACAAACGTGGGTGGGTAATCCAGTTCAGAGATTGAAAAGTAATGAACATGGGTTAGAAAGATTTAATGTAGATGATTATGACTTGATAGAAGAAACTGCTCGCTATAATGAGTTAGTAAAGTTACATGGCCTTTGATCCAGTTTTAATGATTATGCAACCTCGTCGGATAGATGAGGCTATTAATTCACTTAAAGAAAATATAGATATTCCTAAAGTATGGTTTAGAGCCTATACAGAGCCACAAGTAATGGCTCAAATGAATCAGTATATTAAAGAAACAAATTATAGTCATTACATTGTTATGAGTGATGATGGTGTAGTAAGTAAACAAGCAGCTGATACTATTTTAAAGTATGGGGAAATGACAGAGTACGATGTGTTTACCGGTTGGATGAATATGCATATAGAGCGAGATGGCTCTTTTAGTTATATAAGCACAGTAAGTCAGGGGAGGCTACCCGAAATTTTAGAAAATGAAAAGGGGCCTAGTAGAGAAGAATATCCG